CAGGCATATATAACTCTATAAGTTTTTCAGCTTCTTGACAAGCTAATAGCATAGCTTTTATAAATGTCTTTGCTTTCTTGTTTGTGTGAACTGCTGAAACGGAATTGTAAGGTCTTCTAAGGTGTGCTTTTGCTAAAACGCCACCTAATATAGTTGACATCTGTACTGTGTTCCTTGCCTTAGCTTCTGCTCTTGTGATTCCATATTTTTTTTGCATCTGATATACATCAGACCTTTCTAATAATGACTTAGGAACATTTTTACTTAGAAATTCATTGTTGGCTATCATTAAATATTGTTGCAATTTTTTTGGTAGGTCAGTTAAATAAAAACCTATTATCTTATCTTTAAATTCTAATAAGCAACTTTCTGTTACTGTCGGTGGCACAAAATCACACCTCTTGCCTATTTTTACATCGTGTTCATTTATTTCAAGTTTTAGTTTTTTCATATTAATATTTCGTTTTTTCTTTTGGGGTTCATTCTTATCTTGTCTCCCCATTTAGATTTTAATATCATAATATTTTTTAGTTCTTCTTTGTCGTTTCTTATATCAACTGCACCACCTTTATTTGAGTAATGCTGAAAAGAAAATAAATATTTTTGATATCTAAGAACTTTTGCTTTTTGTATGTGTTGTAAAGTAAAGTCGTAATCTTCCTTTAGAGTTAATTGAGAATCAAACCTTAACTCACTAGGTTTTACAAATAGCATATCTCCTATACAGAATTTGTTTTCTATTACTAATTTATTAGCAAAGAAAAAATTATCTGTTGGTGGAACACCCATTAAGTAAACGCCATTTATTTTGTTAAACTTTTTTGCTATATCATTTATCGCTTCATCTAATGGTATAATCTTTTTTTCAAAGAAATTTTTATTCAATGTTACTTTCTTTATATCATCACTTAACTGTATGCAAATATTATTATTCTTAAATGCGTGGTCTAAAGCAAAATTTCTACTATCCATTAAATTACCTGTATTATAAACTTCTTTACATCCGTTTTGTTCATACAATTTTTTTTGACCATTTTTAACACAGAAGATATATTTTTCTTTTTGTTCTTTATCAAAAGGTAAATCTTCATATCTATTAGCACTTATTACATAAACCTTATAATTCATCTTCACTTAAATAAAAACTGTCTTTTATAGTTAATTTTTTGTTTACACTATGTGCCCAAGCAGTTGATACATAATTTTCAAATAAATATTTTGACCTATCTACTTTTTTCCAATTATCATTTTTCCATTTGGTAAAAACATAATTTAATTGTGGTTTATAATTTGGCAAAACTTTTTTCAATATTTTACTAAAAAAACTCGGTCCTGTAGTGTGTAATACAAACCTTCCTTTTCTAACTTCGTAAACTTCCATAGCTAATTTTTTATGATAATTAACTTCACAAGCGACAAATATAATTTCCCAGAGTTTAAAGTTTTTAATAGAACCCATAAAATCATTCTGTACAAACTCGTGGTGACCAGGAATTAAATCCCTTAAAGAATAAGAAAAAAACTTTTGATTTAAAGTAGAGTCTAATTTTCTAATAGGTATTAAATCTAAATCAATATATATGCCACCATAAACATAAAGTAACACAAACCTCATATAATCAATTTGTTGAATTTTAAATTTCATTGATTTATAAAAGTCATAATGCTGAGGTAAGTTTTCTTTTACAACATCTTCACATTCTTTTTCTGTCCATAATTTATATTCATAGTCAGAATTAAATTCTTGTATTCGTTTGCTACTTGTATTAAACAAAGGAATTTCCTCAATTTTTTTATTATGGAAATCAAAATATATTTGATGTATTATTTTAGGAATCATATTTCTTCATAGCTTTAAAGAATAAATCAGGTAAGTTGACATTCTTTGTTTTTAATAAATCGTAAAGTTCTTTAATTGGTTCAAAATCTTTTGCAGGAAACTCAAGTATTATAGACTTTTTAGTTTGGTCATATAAACTATCTATTTGCTCCTCTAAATCTATCTCATCTAAAACACTATAATCAATCTCTTCTTCAGGTTGCCAGACATCTATTCCCCAGTCTTTTAATTCTGCTGTGTCCCAACCATTAGCAAGTATATCCCAATCCCATTCTCCAAATCCTACATTGTCTTTTATCACAAATTGTTGTAGTTGTTTTTCTGTTAGGTTTTCAGCCTTAATTATATACACTTCTTTCAACCCTATTTGTTGACAAGCCTTGTATCGCATATTACCTCCAAGTATAATATTTTTTTCATCAACTACAATCGGTCTGAGTTTTAACATCTCTGGAAACTCTATAATTGATTTAACTAATTTTTTGAATTTATCATCTCTAATTAATCTAGGATTATTAGGGTTTGATGATATTTGATTTATTTTAACTTTCTGTATCATAATTATATAACGTATTATTTATTAAGTTTTTGCTTCCATACCCAACTTTTTTTGAGTGCGTCTATTTTTTCTCTAACATCTTCCTGTCTATGTTTAGGTAAAGATGTGATGTCTTTTATTAATGGATTATTTAATTGTTCTGCAAGAGTCAAGTATTTTTTTTCCATATTATTATACTTGTTTTCTAAATAATGAACTTTGTCAATTTCATCATAATTTAGATGACTCTTAAAAATAAACATATTTTCTATCTCATCTAGTTTTTTATTGTCTTTTTTGTATATAGGGTACATCTTAACTAAGTGAATACAAGTTGCGTGGTCCATATTTTTTCCTTTTGACTTAAAGAAGTTTGCAATATTAGTCCATCGCATTAATAATTTTTCCCTTAATAAAAAACATAATAAAGCTCTATACTCTACGTGCTTCCTTTTCCTAGTGTTTTCAAATATATTGAACCCTGCTATTTTGACGATGTTATCGCCAATATCTTCTGGTCTGTTTGACTCCATTTTTTTTATATTGTTTTGATTAAATCAGCAACTATTTTCCAGTCTTGAGTTGTGCTATTATTTTTATTTTTATATAACTCACGAAAAGAATTTATAGCATCATCAATTCTTTGTTTCTTTGTTTTATTAGAACTTTTTATTTTTATAGGAAGATTGTCTGTCAAATCCCACTCTATAACATTCCTACCTGTAACACTACATTTTTTTATACCTTTTTCATAAATAACTCCTAAATCTCTTAATTCGGTAAATCTTGAACTTACTCCAAATACTCCAAATGTAGTTTTAGCGTTTCTTATAGCTTCTGAAGATGTACAAGGAGCTGATGTATATAAAGACTCATAAACCTCTAATCTTCTTTTTGAGAGTAAGCCTTCTGATTTAATTTGTCTATAGCAATCTATTGATGTTTGTCTTATGTTCATTCTGTCCTTAGTTTTAATAAATGGTAACATTCAACATACTTTTGTCTAGCTTTACCTTTATATTCTTTAATGAATAATTCATATAGTTTTCTTGTGTATTGATATTTAGTTTGACATTCTGAGTAATATTTTTCTGCAAACCTTTTACCTTTACCCATAAAGTAGTTGACATTGTCTGCTCCATCTCCTGCGATACATTGCTCGTAAAAGTTATACATCGCTTCATCTTCTGATATATCTAAAATCACTTGGTGTTTGTAGTGATAATTATACATCAAACAAGGAAACTGCTTATAGTCTTTATCTATAGAAACTATCATTACATTATCCCTACCGATGTCTTTAGCTAAATTATACCAATACCTAGCTACTAAGTCATCAGTTTCTACACCGAACCCATATATACTATCGTATTGATGTTTAACGTAATCGTGCATCTCGTGTAATAATGGAGGTAGCTCTGCTTTTTTTCTATTAGCTTTATACGTTGGCGTTATTAGTTTTCTAAAATTACCTTTACTTCCATTAAATGTTATGACTTTTTCTATATTGTATATCTCTTCTAGTCTATTTACGATAGCCATATATTGCTCATCAAACTTATTTCTAGCATCAGCTATGTCAGAAAAATATCTTTCATCGTCAGGTGTCTCTCTTTTTTTATAACAACTAGCGAACACTAAGCTATCTGCATCTACTAATAATATCATTCTGTTATTTCTTTACGGATTATTTGCCCTTCTAAATCAACGATTACATAATTATGTTCTCGTAAAAGTTCAATCGCTTTATTAATTTCTTTTGCTTTTTGACGATAATGGTCAAATATTTCGCTTTCAAATGCGTTTGGTTTTATGTTCATATTAAATCTTTTAATGGTAATAGTATTCCTTGACTTGTATTGTTATCTCCACCCTTGACATCTCTATTAGTGCCTAGATGTTTTCTACATAAATCTTTTAATTCTTTAGTAGATATTAGAATTATTTTGTGATTACTTAATATGTATGCATACCATTCAGATTGTGTGGTTATTATACCACTATCTTTTCCTCTGCTATTATATTCAACAAATATATTTCCTGTATGTCCTGCAATATAATCTGTTTTCACTTCTATCTTAGTGTCGTTTAATATTTTCCCTAAATGTTTTTCGCCTAATTGACCAAGTTTTAAATCATATTTAAAGTCTGAATTATAATTCATCTAGTTCTTTTTTTATCATATCTAAATACATTTTTTGCATTTTTTTATTTTCTTTAACTACTTGATTAATTATAAATGGTAGGTCTTTAAATAATTGGTCTGTATTATACACCAACCATTTTTCTTCATCTACATCTCCAAAACCAAAATACATTTCTCCATCTTGACAATACAAATGATGTGTCTCGTGAATATATGTGTGTTTCTTTGCTAATGCTAATTCTTTTTCTAATTCTTTTATTCTATCTTTTAAATCTATTTTTTTTAAATCCATCTTGTTATTATTATTGTTAAAATTAATCCTATAAATGCGATTGCTAAGACCTTTATACT